GTATGAAGATGTATGCCGACCACCCCACGGAAGAAGAAGACAAAAATCGTCCCGAACGGTCGATTAGGGACTGGGTTGCCACGCTGTCTGAAGTTAAGTGTGATGATAACGGTGTTGTTACCGGTATTGCCGAGGTTATTGAGCCCTGGTTGATGCAGAAGCTAGCTTCACTGCGAGATAAAGATATGCTTTCAGAAATGGGCATATCCATCAATGCAGTGGGCAGTGCTTCAAAAGGCACCATCGATGGCAAAGAGACCTTAGTAATAGAGAAACTTGTAGCTGCCAGGTCAGTTGATTTTGTAACTGAACCTGGAGCCGGCGGAGTTGTCACATTCTACGAATCAGACAGAAACGATATTGACCTGATAGAACTATCGACCCTAAAGGAGAAACGCCCTGATTTAGTTAAGGCCATAGAAGCTAGTGTCAGGGCAGAAATAACCAAGGAGGTTAAGAAACACATGGAAAGCGAAGAGAGAATCACCGAACTCGAAGGTCAGATAACAACTCTGACTACGGAGCGAGATGACCTCAAAATCAAGATGGAAGAAGCGGTAAAGGAGAAGGCAAAAGCCGAGGCACAAGCCGTCATAAAAGAGGCTGTAGATAAGGCCGAGTTGCCCGATGCTGCTAAAGAACGTCTTACGGAGAGGTTCAGGGATGCCGAGTCTGCTGACGGAATAGAAGAAGCGATAAAGTCCGAAGTTGACTATATTGCCAAACTATCCGAAAGCGGGAAAGTGAAGGGCTTGGGAGGTTCGAAACCTAATCCCGAAAAGGATAGGGAAGCTCTTAAGGAATCCTTCAAAAAACTAAATCCAGGTTGGACGGATGCACAAGTAGAAACCGCCGTCACTGGGAGATAAGGGAGTTATATTATGGCTGGTGGGCCGAGTCAGGGAACAGAAATAGCTGCCAACTACTACTACGACCCTAACCGTGAAGCAGGGGAGCAAGTCTCTTCTACTTTTGAAGGTCGGCACGTCTATGTACAAGAGATTGTACTCATTCATGCAGACCCTGGTGATGGTCTAGTAGATAAGGGGCAGCCCGTAGCCTTTTGGGATGGTGTAGGGATAGCTTTGAAATCTGCAACATCGACATCAGAGAATATTCCTATTGATACCGAAGGGATATGGAGGCTTTCAGTAGTTGCAGTATGGCCAATAATGGTAGGGCAATCACTGTTTATAACTGCTGGTGGAGTGGTTACTGATAACCCGGCTTTTGCCTGGGCTGTAATAGGCTATTCCTTGCAAGCCATCACAGGAGCTGGGACTGAAATCATAGCAGTCAAGGTTCACTGGATGGGCGTGCCGTGGATTTGGTTCTGGTGGAATTGGTGGAATCAACCACCAACATAAAAATAAACTAGGAGGAAATTAAAATGCCAGGAGTTGGAATAGGAGTATATACTGGTTATGAAGGCGTTATCAACGCTGGAGACGAGGTGTCTTCTACGTATGAGGGAAGACATATAACCGTATTGGAACAAAATCTTATACACCCGAATCACTTAGCAGTGGGACTTAATCTCGTGCAGAAGGGTGACCCCGTTATAATCTGCAATACTGTAGCCCTTGGAGGTTCTGCAAATTATGGCAATGCAGTTGGTGTGGCACTAGCAACCGCTACAGCCATTACTGACCTGATTGCCGTTGACACTGAGGGTATTTGGCAGCTACCCGTCTCATCTTATACCGATGGTGCTGCAGGTAGTGCTATTGTAGCTGGTGACCCACTTTTCATTCACGATGAGTCATTAGCTATTGCTGGTGCTCTTGGTTTGGGCGATGCCTTGATTAGCAAAATCACAAACTTAGCCACACAAGTCCCCTTTGGCTATGCTCTGGGAACTATGGTTGCTGCAGGCACAGGCACGATTGCCGTCAAAGTCCACTTCGACCCATCCGTAGATAATGCCTTGGTACGGTATAACACGGTGCTTACTGGAGCTTCAGGTAAAGAGACAGTTGGCATACTAGCCGCTGGTCATTCTGAGAACATTACTCAAAAGTTCACAAGCCAAGTCGATGGTCAGCAAGACGGCTTAACCTATGGTGCTGGTAGTTGGATGGAATTGGGTGCAAACTTTATAGCCACTGGAACTGTCACTACGCCTTGGGATGCGGGCATTTATAGTGGTGCAGGTGCTGACCTTACTGCTGCTCGACTAATCTTCGGTGCACAGTATATGGCAATACTAGACTCTGTTCCTTTGTCGTATTATCCCTGGAGGATAAATGTATCTGCTGGTTCTGGTAGTATCACCGCTTTGATTCAAGCAGGCAACATCCAGTCAGTAGGCTATATAGCGGCTGTTACCGAAGCGGTTGCGCCAATAGGATACATTCCCCTCGCCTTCATTGCTGGTATCGCAGCAGCTCAACCGTGCTATGTCAGAGTCTATACTGGCACAGCATAAGTAAGACTAAATTAAAAGGAGTAAAAAGAAGATGCGTAAATTAAACTTAAAAGACTACACGGTGAAAGTCGATGTCCCTGACCAAATGAATCCGGGACAGTTGATAAAGACAGAATTCCCCTACCATGTCAAGGATTCTATTCTAAATCTATTGTTCATTCGTGAATTGCAGCTGAACGGTGCTGAACTGGTCAAGCAGAATGTGCTGGCTATGAAGCTAGAACAATGCAAGGAGGATGAAATCCTGTTGGAAGATGAAGAATATAGCAGGATAAAAAGGGCAATAGATACCTTCAAGGGGTTTGGACGGAACGATGTAGAACTTGTAACACGCATTAACGAGGCGGAAGTGGTGGAGGTGGAATCTAAAAAATAGACTAGACTGAGGCAATGTCTAACCCGCCTTATGGCGGTTTTTTGTTGCCCGAAAATAAATATAGGAGGAAACTCTAATGGAACTTATGAAGTTAATGGAGGACTGGGATGGTTATGTCTCTCTGAGCGGTAGACATAGTGATGCTGAGATAAGTGCATTTGTTGACCTACTCAGTAATGCCCAAAACGTTCCAGCCCATCTACACGAATACCGAATAAGGGAAGCATTGACTACTTCTGACTTCCCTCATCTGTTTGGCGATGTCTTAGACAGACAGGTCTTGGCTTCTTATAAAGCTGTAGACCCAGTCTGGAAGGCATTTGTCAAGATGTCTACTGTAAGGGATTTCAAGGTATCAGACCGATATGCTATCACTGGTGGAGACCAATTACTTGCCCTGGTAGCTGAAAAGGGAGAATATCTGGCAAGTGAAAGGAATGAGGATAGATACCACCTTTCCGTCTTGAAATATGGACGCCAGTTTGACATCTCCTGGGAAGCTCTAATCAACGATGACCTGGGAGCTTTGAAGGATACGCCGGAAAGGTTTGCTAGAGCTGCGGTAAGAACTGAGCATAACCTAGTTACTTCTACGTATGCTGGGAATGTAGCTCTTTATGGTGGTGGCTTCGGCAATACCACTGGTGCTGCGTTAACCATAGCCAGCCTTGAGGCAGGAGTAGCTGCAATGGCATCTTTCTTGGATGCCAATCTTCAGCCAATCATGAACAGGGCTAAATTCTTAGTAGTACCCCCGGTTCTGGAAATGACGGCTCGCCAAATCCTGACTTCGGCAACCAAGCAATGGCTACAGACTGCCGGTGTTGTGGCAACCGTAGCCTATCCAACAACCAATGTCATATCTCAGTATGGCTTGCAGTTGATAGTCGACCCATATTTGGCGATATACGCTTTTGGTGCTGAGCAGGCAACTCAATGGTTCCTATTCGCTGACCCACGAGACATTGCTGCTCTGGAGTTTGCTCATCTCGCAGGACATGAGAGACCAGAGATTTGCATGAAGGCAAGCGATAAGGTAACTGTTGGCGGTGGACCTATTGGTCCGATGAGTGGCGACTTCGCTACCGACAATGTGCTATACCGAGTAAGGCACGTCTTTGGTGGAACCACACTTGATTGGAGAGCTACTTATAAGGGTGGAACTGCCCAAGTATAAGTTAGACAGCTAGTCGGGGTGAGGGGGTTGCTCCTTTCCTCCTTGCCTCGGCTAGACATGGAGGTGAAATATGCCAGACCCTAGAATATATCCAGTAGATAGCGTCAATGATGGGAGTGTTACTGTTGGGGCTGTGAGCACGCTTGTCTTGGCTGCTAACCCTAAACGAGTCGATTTGGAGCTTGTAAATGATAGCGATACCGTTATTTATCTTGCTCGAGGAAACGCTGCCGTTATGAATAAAGGAATTCCACTTACTGTAAAAGGGAGTTCCTATGGCATGAATAGCCTAAATCTATTTTTAGGAGCGATTTACGCCATTGGCGCCGGACAGCAAAATCTATGCTATAGCGAAGGGGAGCGGAGATGAGTCATGTAAATAATCCTACTGATATCTCTGTCATAGAGACGAACATCGGCAACAATGATGACGACCATAATGGATTGACATTGTTTGGTCGGCATCAGCAACAGATAGAACATATCCACTCAGCACAGAAGGTCTATCCTACTTTAGCTGATGGTGTTGCATTAGCTACTGCTGCTGGTGATTGGGCTTTGGGAACGATTACAGAGATTGTGCCGATTGATACAATAGTTAATGAGTTTGATATACACGAGGTGCTTGTTGAAGATGTGAACACTCAGGACAAGACGTATGAATTAGTCTTATATTACGGTGCTGATGACATTGAGTGCGGTAGGACTAGATTTGCCGCTGGTTCACTCAAGGGCGGAGTGCCTGCAGTAGCGATGCAGACGATTTTAATACCAGCCAATAGCAGGATTAGAGGGCAACTAGCCATAGAAGACGGCGGTAGCAAAACAGCCAAAGTGTCTCTTAGATATCATGTGTATTAAGGAGTAAATTATGACAGATATCCAGAAGGTAAGGCTTTTAATCGCAGATTCTACTCTTCCGTATCATTTCACCGATGCCGAGATACAGGCGTTTCTTGATATAGGCGGTTCAATACTCCCGGCTGCTGCTTACGCTCTTGAAAGTTGGGCGGCTTCGCTTACTGGAAGTCTTACGTCTGAACATATAGGTGATTACTCTTATACCAAGAAGGAAGCTGAAACTAAACGGGCTCTAGCTAAAGAATACAAAGAGCAGGATGCCAATAATCCCTACCTAACTTGGGCTGAAATGGATTTGACAAGTGTACCCGATGGCATAGAAATGGGTGAATGATGTCCTATGATACTTTGTTGATAAATTCGTGTACCATCCTTGAAGATACTGGAGTCGGCCCAGATGCCTATGGAAATAGAACTCCTGACTGGACGAATGTAGCGGGGCTGGTAGATATTCCCTGTCGTTTGATGGCTAGTGGTGGGCGTGAGGTAATGGTAGGAGCCGAGGTCGTTGTTGCTGATTATAAACTCTTCTTAAAGAATATAACTATTAGCGAGCAGAACAGGGTTGATGTATATGATAACGATACGTTGTTATGGGGAACGATATACGAAATCCTGTTGGTAGAAACAAAGCAAGACAGTGCAATTAGCCACCACAAAGAATGTTTTATGAGGACAGTCCGTTGAAACTAAAAGTAGAGATAATTACGAACCTCAAGACTAAAGAGGTAGAGGATAAGGTTAAGAAAGCCACAGAAAAAGGACTAAAGGAAGTAATTGTGGATATTGCCAATGACGCTATCAAGGGAAGTCCTGTATTAACCGGCAATAATCGGCGGTCAATTATGTTCGAAGCCAAAGAGACGGAGGGTTCTGTCTATTCTACGTCAGGTTACGGCGGCTTTCTGGAAACGGGAACAGTTAAGATGCCAGCCCAGCCTTACTTCAAACCCGCATTAGATAAGAATATTAAAAATCTACCCAAGAACATAAAGGCGCATTTAGGATAATGGCTATAGATGATGTAAACAGTATCATAAGAACTTATTTAACCACTGCTTCACCAGCGACTAATCCCTTGATAGCTCTGATAGGTGCTCAGATTTATTGCCCTAGATTGCCTGAGAAGATAAAGCTGGTTGCTGCGGGGGTTTCTACACCAGCTATTAGTTTCTTTTCTCGCGGTGGGTTTTCTAACCCCCATATTCCCCCGATTGTTACCCCCTCGGTTCAGTTCGACTGCTGGGCAACTGACTCCGTTTTGGAGGCGGGGGCGATAACTGCCCGAAAAGTTTATCGTGCCTTATATGATGCACTTCAGGGAATACAGGATGTCACAGTGGGGGCGTTTAAGATTTTAAGTGCGATAGAGGAGGTTCAGGGTCAGGATTTAGTAGATTCCGAAATTCCTAATTACTTTAGAGTCTTGACCTTTTTCTCAATTATGATACGGGCGGGACTTTAAAACGCCTTTTTAATAAAGTATAGGAGGTAAATTATGGCTTACACGACATTACCGGTATTGGATGCAGTCAAGGCGGGGACAGAAATTGACGGTCTGGAAGTTGGGGCAAACACTCAAGGTGGAAACGGATTTGAATTCGCCAATGATGGGAAAACCATACTAAAGGTCATTGAGGGCACTGGCGTTGCCGAAGGAATCACCTTTGAAGCTATCCTGGATAGATTTGGGAGAGCAGAAGATGTTTTGACCAGAGTGGTTACAGCGAGCAAGAGCTTTATTTATGGACCGTTTATGCCCGAAATCTGGAACATAAACGGCAAGCTCAGGTTCAAGTTTACCGGGGCTGCTGGTGCAGCAACCACTTGTATGGCGATAAGAGTATCGCATCCAACATAAAAATATGGGAGGTAATTTAGATGGCTTATGTAACTTTAACTGTATTAGGGGCGGACAAACTGGGGGACGAGTTAATAGCTTTAATGGTAGGTGCAGATGACCAGGGGGCTGGCGATGGATTTGAGTTTTTGAACGATGGCTCCACCGTCTTACTGGTATTAGACCAACTCGCTCTTGGGGCTGGGGACGATTTTACCCTTGAGGCTGTCTTAGACCAGTATGGAAGGGCCGAGGATGTGTTACTGCGCACTATTAATGCGAAAAAGATATACATTTACGGACCGTTCCTACCGGAGATTTGGAACATTGATGGTAAAATCAGGTTCAAGTTCACTACACACGATATCAAAACTCAATTGATAGCAATTAGCGTAAAGAACCCGACTTAATAATAAAGAGGAGGTAATAAAATGCCGAATGTAGCTGCAAATGTAATGGTAGGTGTTGCGGTTTTGTCGTTCAAGTATCCACTGGGTGGTGTCTGGACAGAAGTGGGTTATACCGAAGATGGTGTTACTCTTGAATATGCCACGGATACTGAAGACATCTATGTGGAAGAAGAAACAGTCGCCATCGACCGGGTGGTAACAAGAGAAGTAACATCCATCACTTGTAATATGGCGGAGAGTTCACTGGCCAACATTGACAAGGCAATACCTGGTAGTGCTTTAGTGGGTGCCACTATCACGGTTGGTCCGACTGGTGGCGGGAAAATCAAGAAGATGGGTGTCAAGGTGGTAGGAGTGCCGCCTGCCGGAGCTTCCAGGACTATTGAAATCCCATTGGCTACTGCCGTAGGTAGTGTTGGGATGCCCTATAAAAAGGGTGAGAAGACTGTTGTACCCGTAACATTCCAAGCCCTGAAGGGCGCTGCCCCGGCTTGCACTATCATAGATAGTTAAAAAGGAGTTTTTTATGGAACGAACAGAAGAGGATAAGCTTTCTCAGGCTGGAATCAAGGTAATCTTGGGGGGCAAGGAATATGGAATTGCTCCCCTGGTTATTCGGGACTCAAGGATATGGCGCAAGAAGTTTATTGATTTAATCGTACCCTTGCCCAATCTGGTCAATACCATATTTGATTCCGAAAATCCACAGTCATTTACTGATGCTTTGATTACTATGCTCGTGACAAATGCTGATGCTGTATTGGATTTATTCTTTGACTATGCTCAAGACCTTAACAGGGAAGAGATAGAAGGCACGGCAACGGACAGCGAATTGGCTAAGGCGTTCGAGGAGGTTATGAAAATAGCTTTCCCTTTAGCGGAGAACCTCCCCAAAGCACTGAAGCATATTTATCAATAGGGGGAGCGTATGAGTTTATGTTGTCTGAATGGCATCTGTCACCCGACTACATAATAAATAACTGGACAGACGAACTATTGAACTTAATGATTGAGAAGTTGGCGGAAAGGAAAGGCCCGAAAGAGGATACAAAAGATAAACCAGATACCAAAGTATCCGACACTGCTTTATTCCATGCTATGGGTGACAATGTTGAGGTGACTAAGAAAGGACATTAGGATTCAGTTGTTCCCTTACTTGGGGCAACTGCTATCAGAATAAGAGCCAGAAAACCCAATATGAAACCGAGTAAACCCCATGTAATTTTATCTCTCCCTTTTTGACCTGCCAACCAAGCACATGCTAAAGCCACTACCACCCAGACAATAATGCCTATAGCAACATAGATTGTCATAAGCAAATCCATAGTATCCACAATTCACCTCCCTTTCCTTATTTCTAACACAAAGTAAATTCCCCGTCAAGTCGGAGGATATATAAATGGCGATTAGGGGAGGTTCATTTTAGTGGCATCTAATAGCGATTGTTCTAATTCCATTACCCTGTTTTCAAGAACTTTAATTCGTTTTGCTTTTTCGGCTAAAACTTGGGAATGGGCACGAGATGGCATACCTACTAGGTTTTCAGGGCGGTTATCATTTTTAATGCCATTAAGATGGTGGACTGTCCAGCCTTCAGGGAGGGGTATTTTATGAGCATCTTCCCAAACAAGAATATGTTCAAAAATATAGCCATTTACTCCACTGCGATGGTGGTCAGGCTTATAAACTCGTACATAACCTGTCCGTGTTTCATATGTTCTGTAGCCATTATAGCGAGGATGCATATCACCAGTCTTATATCCCATTTGAGGATATTTGTGATACGCCAATTTGATAGCTTCACCAGAAGTCCTCAGTTTGAGGCCATTGTCATCAAAGAGTCGTTTCAGAGTGTAAAAAGATATGCTCAATTGTTGACAAACTTCTCCAAAGGAAAGTTCCTTATCGTAGTAAAGTTCCTTAGCTTTTGGGAGCATAACTATAATCCTATTATCCTGACCTTTACGATAAACCTCTGGAGTTTTTGGCGGGATACCATAAAGACGCATATTTCTGCGAATGGTATCCTTGCACACTCCGAGCCTGTCAGCAACTTCACGCAGTTTAAGATTCTCAGTGTGGTAAAGGTGGTTCAGCGTATTTTTATCTATAGGGATTGGTTTTGGCATTTAACACCTCCTTATATTCTTAACTATAACATAAGCGGGTATATTTGTCAACCCCAAACCTTATTAAGTGAGGTGCAACATTAGTATCTCAATCGGAGATGCACTATTAAAATTAGGTGTAGATACTAAAGATTTAGACAAAGGTCTTAAAGGTGTAAAAAACACCATTCAGAAGCACCACAAGGCTATTGGATTAGCTATGGCTGCCGCAAGTGCAGCCATTGTGGGGAGTGCCTTAAAGAGTGTTCAGGCTTATGCCAAGATGGGCGATGAAGTCCAGAAGATGGCACTGAGGACAGGTTTTAGCACTGAAGCATTGTCCGAATTGAGACACGCTGCTGAAATATCGGGGGCTGAGTTAAGCACCCTTGAAAAGGGCGTTAAGCGAATGTCCAGTACTATACTTGATGCTCAAGATGGGATGGAAACCTATGTAAGAGCTTTTGAGCATATCGGTATTAAGGTAGAGGAACTTAAAGGGCTAAAACCTGAAGAACAGTTTATGAAGATAGCTATGGCTATTGCTGAACTTGAGGATGAGACGACAAGGGCAGCTATCGCCCAAGATATGTTTGGTCGTGCTGGTACTGAACTTTTACCCCTATTCGCTCAAGGTGCTGAGGGGATAGCACAGTTAAGACAAGAAGCTCACGAACTTGGAATCGTCTTTGACCAGGAAGCAGCCAACACCGCTGCTGAATTAACTGACGCTATGAAGAGGCTTCAGGAAGCGACACAGGGCGTTCAGATAGCTATAGCTAAGGCTCTGATTCCAACGATACTTCCTTTATTGGAACATGCCAAGGAAATGATTATTGCCTTTAGGGAATGGGCTGAGAAAAATGAAAACCTATCTCGGGCAGTTGTTGCTCTTGGATTAGCATTGGCTGCTGGCGCTCCCTTGATGTTAGGTTTGGGGTTCTTGGCTAAAGGGTTAAAAGCAGCCACTGGAGCGATGGTAGGTTTATCTAGGGCGGTTCTAGCTTTCTTGGCAACTCCCCTGGGATGGTTGCTGCTTGGGTTAGGACTTATAGCTAGAGGACTTTGGGAATTGTGGGATATCCAGAAAGAAAATGAATACCGGCTGGAGTTGCAAACTAGGATTGTTGAAGAACACGCCAAAGCAGTAAAGGGAGAAGCCAATGAATATGCCAATTTGCTCAGGGAAGCCGAAGGCTTAGGAGCGGTATTAACGGCGGAACAGAAGGCTTATATGGCATTAACTCCCGCTGTAGAAGCAAATACGAGTGCAATTATGGGGAATGCCACCACTCTTGCCGCTGCCCATCAAGCGGCTCAGGACTATATTAAGTCTATGGAGGGAATGAAGAGTACAGCCGAATCAGCTTATCCCTCTATGGCTAAGCTATGGTGGATAGGGGGAGAAATGCAGCCCGGGCATCCTTACTATGGAACGCAACCCAGTGCGGAAGAGTGGGCTGGGTTTCAGAGGAAGTGGGGGGGACCCGAAAAGTTCCCTGGCGTCCCCTTTGGGGAAGAGTTTCCCGGTGGCAGGCCAATGCCTTCTTATGCCACTGGCGCTTTCCCAGTTTTAAGGACAGGGCTTGCCAGAGTACACGCAGGCGAAACCATAATCCCAGCAAATACTATTATCACCATCCCCATAATACTTGATGGAGAAATAATTGCTACGAAAGTAGTAGAACATTTAAGTGATGAAGTTAAGTTACAAGGAGGCTTGTAGTGGGAATAGTCAATGGAATTTTTGTCTTCAACGGCACCCCGCAGAACGGAGCTTCTGCTAAACTCTGGAGCCTGGATGCCTTTGCTTCTTATGCAGATAGCGGGGATACAGTCCAGGATGCAGGGGCGGTGGCTATTGATTCTATAGAATTAAATGTCGTTGCTGGCGCTGGCTTTGCCGTTGATGATGTAATTAGAATAGAAACGGAACTATGCAAGATTTGGTTCATCAATACTAACTTACTTTATATCATAAGAGGCTGGCGGGGCACGGCTCCCGCGGCTCACGCCAATGGCATACCCATTTATGATGAAACCATAACAGCCCCCGCTGAAGATGATGCCGAACCAGGCGCTGGCCAGGTTGGAGGTGCGGTTACTACAGGTGTGACTTATGGAGGCGATGGGGCTTATAGATGGACAGCAGTAGCTGAAGGTGAATATTACGGCTCTGTTGAATATGACGGACATAGATGCTTCTTCCATCATCTTACCGAACGAGACGACCCAACCCTTGACCAGATAACTCGGACTAGAGGGGATATAATATTTAGGGGAGTTGACGGAGTTAATAGACTTCCAAAGGGTGTTGCAGCCCAGCTATTAACACAAGGAGCTAATGACCCAGTATGGGCAGACCCTTCAATTCTGGGACTATCTGTAATCGTTCCTA